CTCGATTAGTTTTTTGCCTGCTCGGCGGGCAACAACGCGTCGAAGTTGAGAGCACTCTCTTCACCAGTTGTGGTGTCATCACCAGCGACGAGGTCACCGCCGTCGTAACAGGTCACCACGTTGAACAGCCGGTCTTTCAGCGGCTTGGTGATGTGGTTCAGGTTCTCGACAGTAATCGCAACCGGGTTGCCCTCATGATCACAAATATCCCATTCGACGAGCTGCCGCTTCAACGTTTCATTGACGATCTCAGCCTGCTGCTGGGCAGTCTTGTCAAAGTAATTGTGCATCAGCGTGCGGATCGCCTCGGGCAGGACAGGGCGGTATCTAAACCGCACGTCTTCGTAGATATTGGCGACCCCTTTGATAAAACAGTCTGCTGTGTAGCCATCCGGAATAAAGGCTCGTGACATCGTTGTTTCTCCGTTTTTTGTTTCTCTGGATTAATCAAATATGGTGTTCAGGCTGACTTACGCACCGGCGGCGTTAGCGACGACCAGGCTGGCGGTACTGCCGGTCTTGCGAACCACGCCTTCCAGCGGCAGTCTCGTCGTCTGGGCTTTCTGGGTGCCCGGTGTTTTTGTCGGGTACTGAATCGCACCCATTGTGAAGGTCAGCACGTCGCTGCTCTCGGTGTTCGTGAAGACCAGTGAGCCACCGGCCCCGGCGAGATCCTGCTTGATCAGGTCGAGGTTATCGCTCGACCACGGGTGATTCGTTGACAGCGTGATGATCCGGTCGAGCAGCGGTATGTCGATGCGGGTCAGGCTGTTTTCAAACCGCTCTGTGTCGAGCTGATTTTCAATCACGAGACTGAATTCATTGAAGTCGCGGGTTGCTGCCTGCAGGGTCAGTACGCCGTCTTCCAGTCGCCACGGCGATTCGGTCGGTGTGGCGATGGCCGGGAAGGAACCCGATGCACCTTCGACCTCTGTTTCCGCTTCGATGTCGAGATCGAGCATTAGGATCTGTCCCGACGCTCCGGTGAATGTCGCCCTCGCGATGCGGCAGCCGGAGTACGTGTAAACCTTCTGACCCCGGTCGACCATTAAAACGAATTCGGGAATTGAGTTTGCGAGCGGGAAGCTGTCGGCAGTTTCCGTACCTCCCAGGATCAGCGGCAGAATCGTATCCATCGCCAGTTTGCCGCAGGGGATGCGGACTGAGCCGCTGCATCGCTTCTGCCCGAGCCGGGTCCGCTCGGAAAGATGCTCCATCGTTCCGGTGTTGCCCTGTGTTTCGTCGATCACCTGCGATTCTGTCAGCGACTCCGCGCCGGTGTGCTCAATCGGAATCGAGCTGGTGTCGAAAGGCAGGGCAGTATCAAATGCGATTCTGGTTGTCGTGCCGACTGATGGTTCTGCCATGATTATCTGTCCTTAATTTAAATGGCGTCGATTACCGTGATGATGTGCTCGCCGAGCATCTGCATTGCCGTATCCAGTGATTTATCCGGGATACCGATAAACGGCCTCGCCGGGATACTTCCGTCTTTTCGTCCAAACTGATGAACGCCCGCGTATTCGACTGACGTTCCGAATGTCGTGGCGCTCTCGGTTACAATCTCAATATGTCCCTGACCGTCTGAAACCACACTCTGCATCAGTGCCCCGCTGTCGATCAGCGGTCTCGTGCCCTGATTGTGCCCCTTGGGTCGCGGGTTTTTCAGCGGAGCCCATGCCCCGCCATCTGGTGTCTCACTTTTCAAAAATGACTGCGACAGGTCACCCGCGAGAATGTCGTTCCACTCGCCGAGCACACCTGCCGCCTGTGGCTTTTCTAATCGGTCAACGACGTTGCCGAGGAATCCGATACACTCTTTGACGCTGAGGGTTTTGCCTCCGGCTTGATTTCTTCCAGACATCGCGAATGATCCCTGATCTGTTTTACGGTGAAGCCTGGCAGTGTCTTGACGCTTTTGGTTTCTTCGCCGTCAGCGTTTTTGCCGCCGTCGGCGCTGAACTTCTGGCGGTCCGTACTGATCTGCTCCGCGTAGCGGCGAACAGCCTCCGCCTCGTCGACCAGCTTACCGGTCTCCAGATCGGCCACCTTGAATCGCAGCCCGCCGTGTGTGTTGGTGGAAACCTTCCACAGATTCACCATCTCGTTACAGACCTTGTATTTCTTTTCTTCACTGGTCATTAAGCTAATCCTCGCGGTTGCCAGATTGTGATATTCAGGAGAATACCGCCGACGTACAGCATGTGGTTAAACCATGCGTTCTCATCGACGATGTTGTAAAACTTGGTGGTCACGTTGATCGATTCGGGGACGCCGCTTAATCGCTGATTGCGGAAGACGTCGCTGATTTTCTGTCGTGCCAGCAGGTAGCCCTGCCGTGCGTCTGCGTTGCCGGAATCCTGATCACCCCCCTTCAGATAAGCTATCATGACCGGGTAAATCACTTCGTCTCGTTGATTGGTGCCACCGCCGGGAGTGAACTGCTCGGCAGCAGCAGGGCAAACGTAGATGCACGGCAGGGGGGAGCCCTGCGTGTCTTGTGGTATTGTTTTGATAAGCACCTGAGAGTCAGGCAGGCCCGTGAGCGACAGTTCCTGCAGCGTGCTCTGCACAGCTTCGAGGCAGCGGGTGAAGATATCATCGGCCCCGTCGCTGACTCGCGACCGTGCGGGTACGCTGGCCTTGATATCGCCGGCCAGCGTGCTCTCGACGTAGAAGTAATAAAACCCGTTGTCGAGCGTCACGGAAATCGTGCCGTCGCCGACGCGACTGGTGTGCGTCGTCCAGGTGTTGAGTTTCTGCTGCAGGTCGACTTTCTGGCTTCGCAACAGGTTCGTGCTGCCCGCACTGCTGCCACTGACCGACACCGTGGCGGTGCCGTCTTCGTTGTCAGTGATCGAGATTTCAGGAGTCGTTGCCATTAAGCTCTACTTTGACTGCACAGTACTTTGTATCGTGTTCCGTAACTGAGTAACTGGTGATGCTTCACCACCCACTTCACATCGTTTGCATCGGTGATAAAGTCGGCGTTGCGAACTTCGCCGGGGTAATTTTCATCTGCTTCGAGCAACGTAACCGGCAGGTGGAAAAACAGGTCATTGCCTGTCAGTCTCACGCCCGCCGCTGTCGCTGCTTTCTCATCAACCGCAGATCGCTTTGCAATGCTGATCGAGACCTCAGCATCAGCGACGCCGTCACGCTTGAACGTGACTGTCACTGCCTCGGTGTCGTGCCAGCCTTTGTAGCTCTCCGCCATTGACATTGCTTAGTTTCCTTATCGCGGCATGACCTGCGAGACGACTGTTGCCGTCGGTCCGCCGCTTGCGGCAGCATGGCCGAGAGCCTCGTTAATTCGAGCCAGCTCGTCATACAGCCGCTGCACATACTTGTCCGTGTCTTTCACTTCGCCATCGATATTGACCGTCACACTGTTCAGGCTCTGGCCGTCGGGAGTCTGCCCCGCCGCGAGGATCGCAGAAATCGCGTCATATCGGGCCTGAAGGTTTTCCGCCGCAGTTGCCATACCTAATCCTCATACCTGCTCTGTCCCAACCTCTCCCCGTCAGCGGCGATCCCAGGCTTGCCGCCGCCAACGGAAAGAGGAGAGAAACGAGAATAATTAACCGCCCGCGATAACGAGCTGACCGTCTTCCTTCGTTGTGTAGACATGGCCGTGCTCATTGACCTGAATGACGGTCGCACCTTCAGGTGCTTCGTCAACAGGGCCGCACGAGAAGCTGTGCTCCGAGCCGAGAATTCCGTAGTAATCCGAGTAGATACGATTCGCTTCACCCGGGTTGTCAGCCCGAACAAACGCCGTTGGATTGCTTTTCAGGCTGACCTGATAAACACCGCTCTCGGCGGTCGTCGGTTTCAGCTGCAGCTTCCGCATTTCACTGATCTGAGTCGCGGTGTCGACGGCCTCGTCTTTGAGTCGCTGATTTTCCGCTTCAACCTGCTGCAGGCGAAGCAGCAGCTCTTCCTGCGACTTCGCAAGGTCGGACTGTTCACCGCTTTTCTTTGCGGCTTCGACGTTCGCGGCCTCTGCTTTCGCGGCCCGCTCTTCGGCCTGCTGCAGCTTCAACAGCAGCTCTTCCTGTGAAACCGCAGGGGTGGCGTCGCCGGCTGGCTTGCCCTGTTCTTCCGACTTGTTCGACGTGGCCTGCTGAGCAGCGGCTTTCATTGAACCGCCCTGATTCTGATTCTTATTATTCATGATTTGTTTCTCTCATTTTTAGACTGGTAAAAACAACAAATTTAAAACTGACTCGACGCAGCAGTGTCAGACCACGCCGAGTCAGCGAATCACTGCGGAGGTGGCAGCGATAAGGGGTCTCGGTTCACCGGATTAACCGGTACACAGAACGACGTAGCGAGGCTCGACGATTGCCGGTGTTCCCATCTCAGACGCGAAGACAGACAACACGAGGTCGCTGTCGGTCATGATGTAAGAACTGGCAGGGGTCTTCGTGACCTTGAGCGGGAAGTTCTGCATGTAATGGAACGCTCTTTTGAAATCGCCGGTGATCCAGTACTTCGCAGCGTCGGCTGCAGAAACACTGTTCGCCTGCAGCCGCTGGTAAGCGATCGGCGAGGACATCGGGTCGCCCTTGAATGATCCCTGAGTCGGGTTCGCACCAGAGCTGACCACTGCCTGCGTTGTTGCGGTCCGGGCTTCGACAGTCGTATCCCGCACAACCTTGCGGGCTGTCATCAGCTTCGATGGCATCACAAACAGGTCAAATGGACCAGTGATAGCGATGCTCTGCCCGTTCTCCTGATCCGTCATTTCGGCGAATAGATTCAGAGCAGCGTCGATCTTCGTCCAGTCGGTCAGCTCGTTCCCGGTCTTTTTGTTGATCCAGTTACCAGCAGTCAGGTACGTGTTGTAGCTCGTGCCGTTGTACTTGTAAGTGTTGATCACGCCAAGAAACGTATCCAACTGGCGAACTTCCTTGCGGTAACGCAGTTCGTCGCCGATGGCGCCGGCCATCTTCAGGATGTTGTTACCACTGGGATCGAAGAACACCGCTTCGCGGGTTACATCGATCGCCAGGCCGTTTTTCACGGTGCGGGGAGTGTCAACCCAACGCTCGCCGAGCTGCACACGGGGGTGCGGCTGGCCGGGCGTCATTTCTTCGGCACGGTCGCCG